CGCCGGAGACGAGCGTGGCGAGGTTCGCCCCCATCGTGCAAGTAAAAGTTGCCGCAACAGAGAATCCGCCTCCCGTAGGGGTGATTGCGGGGCTTGCGGTGTTATAGGGTATCCCAATACCAGCGGCAGTGACCGTGACCGAGCCTATCGTACCCTTGTACTTGGTAAGCGTAGTGCCGTTCCAATCGAAATAACCGTTTGCGGGGTCAATGATGACGATGCGTTCGTTTTTCCACTGAGCGAACCTTGTGCCGGAAGATGAAAAGGTTCCTGCCGCGCCCACTGTCGTTATCGCATAACTCGTCAGGTTGACCTGATAACATGCGCCAGCAGTGGTGAACATGTACATATAGGCTACTGTCGAGATATTGCCCTCGTCCATGTAGTAGCAGGTTTCGCCGTTAGGTACGGTAGCGAGTGATGCGGAAGGGGCTGGAAGTGCCTTTGCGTTGCCGTTGCCAATCGGAATGATATTTTCCAGCCACGCGAACTGGTCATCGTCAATGACCTTGCGGTCTGCTTGAGTGTTTACTCCCTTGAAATTCCTGAATGAGTGGTTTTTCTTGGTCGCTTCTTTTGGGGTAGGCATTTTATACCCCCCTTAGATGCTATACGGATTCGTGATTCTTCGAGTAAACGATGAGCGCACGGCCATTCCCACCTTCATGGTATAGGTTTTCAGGAACCGCTCCGCTTCTTCGTAGCTCTGTTCCTTGAACTTCGCCATGTAAGCTGCGTAGAACACCACCGGCTCAACGTAAGGGAACACAATCGTGTCAACATCGGTGTAATTGGCAAGCAATGCGGGCATGACGATGGTATCCCATTCCATCGTGTACACTTGATCTGGTATCGGGCCGAGATAAATGGTGTTCTGGCCATAGACACAAAATGCGACGGGACGAGCCGTGAACGACTGCCATGCCCTCATCTTGAGGTTGAACTCGGTGTACGGCATGTATGTAAGGGGGACGCGCATTGAACCCCACAGAAGGGTTATGTTCAATACGTCAATCGTGCTTATGCCTTGGGTGATGCCGGAATACGGGTACGTTTCTTGACTGGCTACGGTAGAAACGCTTTGCAGGATGCGCTTGCACCCCGTGTCGGAAACAACCCTGAACCGAGCCTGATTGATGTATTCAATCAGTTCGGCATCCAGCCAATAATTACCCGTTGAATCGTGTACCAGCCTTCTTACGCCGGTGAGGTAATCCGATAGTAATGGAGGATTTTGCACACTATCAAGCCCCGCCGCTTAGCGCGTCAAGAATACTGCCTCTTGAGCTAGTGGGTCGTGATGCTTCAGCAGGCACTTCGTCAGGAATGACGGCCTCCGCACCACTTCCCGTTTGCAAGGGGGCTGAGCCTTGCCCTGTAACCTTAATGTCAGCCGCATCCCCGGCAGGGATGACGTCACCCGGCTCAAGATTGTCGGCCACATTAAAGGAAAATTTGTTGAGAATTTCTGTTGCGGAATTTCTTGAGGCCGAATCGTGCATCCAGCCTTGGCGAACCATTACGTCCGTCTTGTCCACCATGCCGACACCGAAAATATGCCTCGCGGCATCTTCCGGCACGGCGGTAATCGCACCGGCGGGAAATGAATAATCAATCCCGTCATAGCGTCCGGTGAAGTTAAACGGGTTCCCATTTTTCACTGTCAACATAATTATCAGCCCTTCACAGTTAGTTTAGAGAGGTAGCGCCCAGCTTATATCACTTGCCACGCCGCCCGAAGCACCAGAAGCATACGTCGCCGTACCCGATGCCGCAGCAGGCGAGTCCATCGCCACGCAAAGGTTCGATACGTCAAGCTGACTCATACCCCCATCCAAAATCAACTGTGTCGCCATTGACGCGGATGTATTGTATATGCCCAAACCATTACGCATCGTAAACAGGTTGGTCGAGTAGTCAGGGTTGACCATCGAGCCAAACAAGGTAGCTGCGGTTTTTTGAGCAACATACACAAGCTGCGTTGCAACACGGTTGGTTGCGGATGACACAGTTGGTGCGGTAATTACCGACAAGCAAGTAACGGCTGTTGCGGCAACAGAAGTCAATCCAGCCGCAGTAATGGTCGGGACAGCAGCATAACCGCCGCCGTAGTTCGCCATCGTAACCAAGCAAGCCTGTCCGTTTCCACCAGTAGTCGAAGTCACCAGAGCAGCGGTCAACACTGCGCCAACACCCGGGTCGCCAAATACAGGGGTCACGGTAATCGTTGGTGCAGAGGTATAACCTGCGCCTTGATTGGTAACGACCACGCTAGATACAGCGCCAGCAGTCAAGACTGCATAGCCAGTCGCATACAGCCCGCCCGTTGGAGGGTTGGAGAAGGATACGAGTGGCGGAACGACGTAACCAGTACCGCCGGCAGTCACAGTAACCGTAGCATTCACCGCGCCGCCGACGATGACGTTGAACGTTGCCGTCATTGCAGGGGCATTGCCGCCCGCAGTCGTGGTCATGGTAACGCCGGAAGTCGAGTTTGAACCGGCAGGCCAGAAACCATTTTTGGCAGTATTGGACGTACCGCCATTGGTGACTACTGCGCCAACCACGCAACCGGACAGGTTGATGATGCGGTAGTTGTAGCCATCGCTAACAAACGGGAATGGGACGCCATTGTAGGCCGTGTTAAAGTTGCGCCATGTGGTCGAAACGGGGTCGTACCATTGCACTACCGAGTATCTTCCCAGAGTGATAATGTATTGACCAGACGGCAAGACGGAATACTGTCCGCTAAGTAATGTGATCGCCGTAGAGGGGTTGGCAAGAGTCTTTACCCCGTATCCCATTGTGTTAAAGCTCATGCTGTTCTCCTATTAGATCGTGATGTAGTTGTATCCACCGACGCGAGCGCAGGAGGAAGGCTTGGTCAAAACAAGTTCAGCGATGTTGATGACCGCGCCAACATAACCAAGCTGCCAGTTAGACAACGTGCTTTCAAAGCCGGTGAAGGCAAACGCACCCTGCTCATGGATGTACATGGACAGGTAGTTGGCATTCAGGATGTACATTGTGCCTTCGGGACAGTTCATGTCGGCAAACACCGGCACACCTGCAACCATAAGCGCCCTGAATCCAGAGCGCGGGCCATCTTCCAGCTTGTCGAATGCAGCGCCCGGCGTAACCATGTAGGTTTCCTGACCGATGAAGTCCTGAGCCAGCAGCGCCCAAGTGCCGAATCCGACCACCGCGAAGTTTGGCATTTCACCGCCAGCCGCCTTAGCCGTACCAGCCAGATATTGAAGCACGTTCTGACGGGTTGGGTTTACGCTACCAGCAGCATAAACTTTCGATTTCCAGAAGGTATTGGTCGTCCGGTTGATATTGCCGTACACGTTCAAGTTGGTCGAATCATCCACCGCACCCGGCAAGCCAATCATTTGCAGGTTGTTCGATGTGTTGTTGTACAAAGCGGTTGACCAGAACGATGCAAGGTTATTGCCTGCATCATTCATCCGCGCCTCGATAATCGGCACAACCGCGTAATCCACCTGTACCGCCGCTTCCATACCGAGGAACGGTATCGGGGTAATGGACAGTTTGAGGTTAAATTCAGCGTTCTGGATACCCGGCTGCACCGAAGGCTGGTTAAACGTGCCGGAATAATCGGACGCTTGGGTAGTCACCATGTTCGTGCCTTGCACCGGAACAGTGATGGACGATGCGCCGCCCGATGCAGACTGGTTGTTCGCTATCAGCATCGCCAGAAGCGGCGTGGCTTGATAGGTTTGAACAACCAATTTTGGTATAAAAGCGCGGCGAGTAACTGCCGTAAGCTCGGAAGCTATAGCTCCTGCTGCTGGCATTATTCCTGTTCCGAGTACGGGCATGACAATCTCCTAATTAAATTTAAAACAGCCCTTAAACTGCAATCCTACCTGTGCGAATATCGTTAATCGTTTGTGCCGCTTCGTTTCTTGCCCATTGAGCAATGTTTCCGCCAAAATCCTTGGTGTCAGGCTTCGGCACTTGCTGCGAACCGAATCCGTTGAACGGTGTCGGCTTGGCTGACTGCCTTTGCGCCAGCATGTACTCGGTAGCGGTTTCGTGGTTATTGATACCTTTTTCCAGCATCAGCTTTTCCACTTCGACCACATCCTCATCCGTCAGCTTCTTCGAGGCTTTCAGCGCATCGCGCTTCCGTCTGACTTCTTCGCGCACTTCATTCTCGCGAATCTTGTTTTCGAGAGCCTCACGCTTGCCGCGCTCATCCGCAATCGCGTTATCAATGCGAAAGGGAATGTCCACTTCCGGTATTGACATGTTCGGGTGTGCCTCTTTCGCCATCTTCAGGAAGCGTTCCCGCGTCCCCGGATTGCTGGTCAAGCCTTTAGCCAACAAAGCCAAGCCCGCAATCGCCTCTGGAGTCATTCCTTCTAAACTTTCACTCATTTTATCAGCCTCCTTCAATGGTTAGCGAATGCTCACTTGCAATCTTACCGCGTACCGCCCGGCTTCCGCAACGTTTTGTCGTTCTTGTACATGCCATAAGTCTCTTGGAGCTTATCTGCACCGCCAAGCTGACTCAGCCTGGGCGGGTTATGACATGAGCCATTGACCAACTTCACATCGGTCGGTTTGCGAATCGGGTATGCTTTAGGGCGAAACAGTGTGTTGTCAGACATTTTCTTCTCCTAGTTACATCATTTGCGGTTGAGGTGCGCCTGCGCCCGGTGGCATTCCGCCCGGCGGGGGTGGCGGCGCTCCTGCACCAGCACCCGCCCCCTTTGGCAAACTTGCTACCAGATTCATTATTTCAGCGGGTATCAAGCCCCTCGCCTTGTCTTTCTTGCTTGCAAACTTGCCTGATAGCGTTTTCAGCGCATTCAGGACGGTCTGTCCTTCTTCTGTCTCGCTTCCAAACGGCGGGAGGGTTTGCTCTAGCAAATCAATCGCCATCTGCACCTGTGCCATTGCCTGCTGCTTTTCCCCTTCGTTGGGCTGTGGAGAGGTCATTGGGGCCGATACCGGCCCGCCTGCCGCTCCTGCACCAGGCGCACCTCCGGGTGGTGCTCCCCCTTGCATCAATTTCATTAACTCTGGCGGAACGTTAGCTGGCATGGTTAGGCAGTGTAAATGTCGCCGTAAATGTAAATGTCAACCGTGGCCGCAGCGCCTTGAGCAGTTGTCAAATTGATGTACAAGTTTCCTGTCCCTGAAATCGTATTGGTTGAAGCAATGGTCAAGTCCTGAACAACTGCGGCAGATGCCAATGAAGGAGTTACTGCCGAAACAACTACAACGCCGCCAACAGCTGCGGCGGTTTGTACAGTAAAACGTGCGGTAGTCGGGTTGATCGAGCCGTTTGTCATTGCAATGGCGCGAACGCGAAACTTGGATGGGGTGTCAATCAGCGGAACAACTATATCGGAGCCAGCGGTGGCGTTTAGATTAGCGCCAGTCACGCTGCCTAGCAGCACACTACCGAATTGACTTGCCGTTTTTGGTGCTACTTTTGAACCTGCCATTTGTTCGTCCCCAGATGTGATTACTCACTTGCAAATTCGGTAAAAAAAGAGAGGAGGTATCTGACGCTACCCCCGCGTAATTACTTACGCTTTGCCTTACGGCCTTTACGAGCGCGCCTTGCCATGATGATTCTCCTAGCTTAGTCCGAGCCACTTTTGATGGGAGCAGCTATACCCAAATCGAACACTACACGAAACAAAACGAGTTTGTCAAGTGTGTGCGCTAACTAACCCTGACTCTTTGCAGCCTCGGCCTGTTGCGCCGCTTTCTGTGCCGCTTCTTCTTTCGCCTCAATAACTTTCAACTCGCGCAGTATCAATTCCTTGTCCGGCGGCGAAATCATCTGGATAAACCGTTCACGGCTGATAGCGTGAGCTTCCAGCAACCCGCCCGCCAATCCATGCAAGTCCTCAACGAATAGCGGGCTGTTGGAGTGAGCGTCCACTTTCACTACGAAGTGGTCTGTGAACTGGTTTGCAACGAATGGCTGGCCTTTGTCATCGAGATACTGCGACGCGTCATACTTCCGCATTATTTTCAGGTACAGCGTCGCCATACCCTCAAGCGCATCCTCTACCACCAGAGCGCGTTTCTTTATCCGCGCGGAAGATAGCCTTGCCAGTTCGCTTGTCTGCTTGCCGGAGCGCACCCCCGCCTCGCCCTTGCCCATTAATACGTTCTGCAAGCCGGAGCGTTCCGCGAATGCTGAATCTATCTCGCGTATCTCGGCAAACAAATCGGTTGGCATTTTCGGTTCGTGCCGGTCTATTTTCGCCTGCATGGAATCGGTTGAAAGATACGAGCCGTCAGAAAATGCGGCATATTGCTTTTCTTCCAACAATCCCTGCCACCCTGTCATTGATGTCGGCGGGTTCGCTTGCAGTTTGAGCAGCTTCCTTATCTGCGTCACGCGCTCGTTGCGCCACTTCTGCAATCCGGTCATGCCCGCCACTTCAGACACGCCCCAATAATAGGAATACATCGGGTTGGCACATATCTGGATAAACGGGTTCTCGCCTTTTATAAAAAAGTTCTTCCGGTCATACACGGTCATGCCGCTATCCAGCCTTGTGACTACTCGATAGTCATTCAGGTCGTCATCCCATACCCATAGTTCGTGCATCTTGACGAGTTCCTCGTCCACCTTGGGAATGTAGTCAATCTTCATGTTCAATTCGGAATTGACATTGCCGATCATGTTCGGCGTGGATGCGGAAAGCAGTATCCTGTCCAATCCGCTCGGCTGCATATTACTGACCGGGCTTGCATATACGCCATCCAGTATCGCCTTCTTGTGCGGATGCGCGTCAAGGTCAACGACCAGTTGCGAACGAGTGGTATAGAAGCTGTGAACCATCGCCTCCTGCCTGTCGGTGTACGGCAAGTCCTCGCGCAGCACACCAAACGATGCAGGGTCAATGCAGAACGGGGTAATCTCGCTACCCCTAACCACCAGCTTGATGAACATGGAGTTATACACCAAGCTCCACAGCAATGCCTGCGAGAACACTTGGTCAGCGTTTGACGATAACCAGCAATCATTTACCGCCCTGTTCAATACTTTCAGGCGCAGGTATTCTTCCTCATGTTCGCCGGACGCAAGATGTATGCTGAATTTCGTGGTTTCAGATGCGAACAAGAACGCGGTCAATGTATCAATGTGGCTGTATATCTTGTTGTACGGGGTTTCTTCTTCGTCGGGTGAGCGCCCGAACAGGTAATAATGCCTCAATAACGCATAATTCTCGGCGCGAGAATCCTGCGACGCGGTGCATTTCCTGACCAAATCATCAAAGAATGACTCTTTTCCCTCTAATTCATGCGGTATCTTCACTTTTACCTACCCCCTCAGCTTTTCCCATCCCACGAAGCTTGCACGTTCGGCTTGGGTTTTGTCAATAGTGGTCGCACACTATCAATCGCATTGTCCGGCTTGAACCCCCCTTCTGACATTGCTGTTTGTATAGCATTCGCGCCCTGCCCCATACTGCCGGCATAGGTTTTGCCACTCATCATCTGCGCCTGTAAATTCTGCTGCGCCTGACTGAAATTGGCATCCGGCTTAAATACCGCGCCGCCGCCACGGTTGTTCATGTCGGTCAGGCCGTGTTCCTGAGCCATGCCCTTGATGGTCGAGTCTATGTTCCTCGTTCGTCCGGACAGAATAGCGGGCGCGGCAAACATTTTCTTCACCATCTCATCCCCGCACCCATGCTTGCACTTACCTTCAAAGCTACTGAACTCTCCGTGCGCCAAGCAAACGTAGTCGTGTAATACAGCCATTTTACCCACCTCCAAATATCTTTGAAAAATCAGGCATTGACTTCGGTGGAATTTCCGCCCGCATCTTAGTCAATGACACCCCATCCACGCCAATTGAAACCCGAAGTTGCCGCTTTGGTGCGGCGAATGGCTTGTCGTGAATCACATACTTCCCATGCTTGATCTTCTGCACCAACCCCGCGTCAAACAGCCTTATCACCCTCGAAATACGCCTTCTCCTTATCTTGCCGAAACTCTTTCTTCCATGATAAAACCCGTAAAAATCCATCATAAATATCTTTGCGATGAACGCTATGTCGTACATCCTCAATACCGTGCTTTTTTCACCATTCTTCGGCTTGCACTTTGGCCTTTCGCCAAGATAAGCCGCTGCCCGCCGCCTGATTTCCTCGGCAGACATAATCTCCCAATCATCTAACGGCGCTTTGTCCAATTCCTATTCCCCGGAGGTACGTTTCAACAGTCTTGCCTGCCGCTCCCTGCTGCCCGCTGGCCTCATTCCTCATGCACTGCTCACGACTCAATCCCTGTTGCACCATGCGAATCCGCACATAATCAATCCACGTCACTGTGGCCAAGCCGGAAGCCACGATTCGGTCATCCTTGCCTCGCCCCGGAGCGCCCAGAAACCCGTCCTCGCGAACAATGTTCTTCATCTCGTCAATACAGCCCGGCGACTTGACCTTAATCATACCCCTCTCGAACCCATCCTTGAAGCAGTTGAACATGCGCTCCTTTTCCCGCGTGTTGGTTTGGGTATGGTAAGCCGACGGCGCACCGAATGAGTCCTGACGCTTGTACATAAAGTTCTGGATATTCGCCACGACATTCAGGATGCCGCGAGAGCTGGTCGTCGGGGAGTTTGCGGCCACCCTCTTTAACTGGTTCATTTCGGTCAGAACAGCCTGCCCCGGCCCGTTGATTTCGAGGTTTAACATGCAGGTTGACCGCTCATTCATCATGTACGCTCCGGCTAGGTAGCAGATCACCCACGCGAACTGATAGGGTGAACAGTCTGCTGTGTTGAACTCTGCAACTTGTTCCATTCCATCTGCATAACACCTGTATACGGACGCACAAAAGCGGTCTGCCCATTCGCTCGAACCATAGGCAGGGTCAGCCCCAATGACGTAGTGGCCTCCCGGCTTCGGCAAGTCCCATATCTTGAGGTTAGCCAGCCGATCAGAGCATTCAGCCAACTCAGTATCTTCAAAGCTATCGCGCAGGACAAACCTGAAATTCTTGTGCGGAATTTTGATTGCCACTTTGTATTCATCATTTATTCTCGATGCTGAAAAGAAATTGCTGCCAGTCTTGATGAAGGCATAGTCCTCTGTCGGCGGGAAGTTCTGAAACATCAACTGCTCGTCGCGGGTTTTCTCGTTCATGTTCCAGCGCCACCACGCAATCTGCTCATCGTCAACATCGAAGTCGTAGAGCTTCTTGATTGATGTAGTCCACTTCCGCTCTTCCGGGCTTAACCGACCATCCCAATAGACCTTGTACTCCTGCGTGTTCTTCTTCTTCCGGTAGAACTGGTTGCGCCACCAGCCGATAAAGATTGCGCGTTGCGAAGATGCCGCCTTTGCATTCTCCCAGATGTCGTAATACTGGTTGTACCCCTGCGCGGTGGACTCGTAGATGAACAGCCGGTTCGGATTTTCCTCAGCGAACGACGCCTCCAATGATGCCAGCCCTTCCTCGTCGCCGTATTCAGAAGCCTCGGTACAATGCGCGAACGTCAAAGCCTTGCCCTTGCCCAACTTCGTATTCTTGCGCGTACCTGCGACCTGATAGGCGAAGCGGGAACGGTTCTTCAGCACCAGTTGGGTGCGGTTATGCCGGTCTATCGGCACTTTCCACTTGTCCGGCAAGCCATCCATGTACATCTGGATGGTGGCGCGGAACATTTCCCTTGTTTCCTCGTCGTGCGTGATGAGCGACCCGCTCATACCGGAATACTTGAACGCCCAGAACAGATCGAGCGCAATGCAGATAGTGGTCACGCCCAACTGCCGGCCCTTCAGGATGACGAAATTATGGCAACCCTCGTCAATCCCTTTAGCGACTTGCTCAACGAAGTAAGTTTGAGTCCCAAGCAGGTTTTTCGGCGCAAGGGTTATCTCGCCAAGCTCCTTGCTGTCTATCCGCAGCGCCGCGCAGAACTCCCAGAACTTCTTGATTGGAAACTTTGCGTCAGCCATCACGTTTCCTTAATCTCTACGCCGTGAACACTCATCATAAGGTGGCGCTTAATTCTGTACTCAGGCGTCCTAAATCCCTTGCAGTCCTCAATTATCAGGCGACCTTTTTCCATGTATGAAAAGTCGGCGATGTAACGAAGCGGCGGGCGTTTCCGGCATTGCACGACCACTGACGGAGCAAGCTCGAACACGACCTGTTCCTTCAAGTCCTGAATTATTCCGGCGCGCGCCAACAACTTCAATTCAGCCGCACGCTTCGCCTCCCGCTTGGAAGAATAGCCGTCCGTCTTGATTGCACCGTACTTGCTCACTTCGGGCGCTCCCATTCCCAACGATGCACCAGAATATGAAGCGCATTCCCTGCGTCATCATTCCCTTCCTCCCGCATCTGCTTCAGCTTGAGCAGGAACATTACCCGACCATACTCATCAAGGGTGTCGTAATGGCGAGTCCAAATTTCAAGGAAAGTTTCAACGCTCATTTTTCCGCCCTAGTTAGTTTTCTCGTCCTGAGTTTTGTCTGGTCGGCGGCCTTCTTAAAAACTTCTGGCCTGACAGTGATTTCGCCCTTGCCATCGCCATCTGACAGAATTCCCATGACAACCATCCTCTTGACCGTCCTGTTGATTGTGATGCGATGGATGCCAAGCTGGGCAGACGCAACGCGCTGCCAGCCATGACAAAGGAAATTTCCTACCGCGCCCGCATCAATCAAGTACCACAGCAACCTGCTCATCACCGGCTTGAGCGGTATGTTCCAGATGCAAGGAGCGGTCATTCGACCAGATCAAACTCTGTTTTCCCTGCACTTTCGACCTTGATGCCAGCAGAAACCAGTCCTATCAGGTCGCGCTGCCCTGCAACTTCTGCCATGATGATGTTTCGAGCGACATAGTTGATTGCCTGCGACTTGTTTTGAGCCTCGACCAGCCGGTTGCCGGACGAGGTTGTTACGACGTAGATTCTACGGATTGCTGCCATGATTAGCCCCCTTGCGTTAAGTTAAATTACACAACCACTGCTGATGCTTCCTTCATTGTTTTCTCAACCACTGCTGCCGAAGCCTGAATCTTCGCGAGCAACTGCGCCTTCGTCATAATCAACGCCGGATTACCCACTTCTGCCGCCAGCCCGATAATAAAATCATCGAGCTTCATGCCCATCCCTATTCCCTCATCATGCACCCACACAAGGATGTTCGGGTTGTTCCACCTCTTTGAGACTGTTACTACGCTCTTGGATTCCATTACGCCACTCCTATCTCGCCTTCCATTTCCAGCGTCAACGCTGTACCGGAAGTCAGCACACCACCCACAAGAAAGTCTGCCGTGTCCATCCGCAACGCTCCATACCAGTCAACATAGGAGTTCGCTGCTACAGATACGCCGTTTGTCAGCGTACCTGCCGATGCAATGCCGGGGAACGGGCCTGCCGCTGCCGTGGTGTTAATGCCTGTCGTGCCGACCCACGTTGCAAACTGAACCGCACCCGCGCTGTTATTGGCTACGCGGATGTGACGGATGATGACGTATGATGCCGTGCTGGTAGCCGGAGGGTTCACGCCGCCACTCAGAACCGGCGGATTGAACAGGTTGGTTGTCGTGGTCACGCCTAACTGAATCGGGCCGACCCTGATAGCTTTATTTTGTGCCATGTTTTTCTCCTGTTAAATTAAAATCAGCGTTTGCGCCTTGCGTAAATATACCCAACACCCGATGCAGTAGACACTGCGAATGTGCACGTCCCAACCAGATAGACAGTCGTGGTAGAAGCCAGACTGAATCTCTGGTGGGGACAGTCAAGGTAGTTCGTCGCTGCGCCTGTAGCTAAAGCCACTGAACTTGCATCCTGCGCGTACAATCCTACTGCTGGCTGGGTTGCGGTGGTCGTATTCAAACCGCGGGTCATTACCGTAGTGGTAGTGGTAGCCGCAAGAACAAAACCAGCCACGCCCCAAACATGCCAATCTCCGGCAGTTAGGGACAAGCTGGCAAGGTTTGCTGCGACGTTAGTCGTGAGCGCGGGAGCCAAGTTCGTACTTGCTCCGCCTATTTCACCGAATGCACCAGCAGGGGCGTTGTTGTTCGTAGTCGTCCCCACAATGCCTATGGTCTGAGAAGGAATGATCTGCCCGACATAAGTCGTATTGCCTGTGAGCATGTCTATCGTCAAGTACAGGGTGAATACCGGAAGCGTCCGACGAGCTGCTGTGGGCGCGCCGAAGTACATCATCTTGTTGGTTTCGGTCAGAATCATCAGCGAACATGAATCCGCCTCGTCCCGTCCGAGGAAATTTCCGTTGCTGTCTATATCAACATTGTGCAGCCAGAACTTCATTACCGAGGTGTTTCCTGCCAGACCGTAGAGTGTACTGGCTGAACCAGCGGTAAGCATGGAATGGCAACCTTCACGGAATACAGACTGGTCAAGGCTGACTACATGATGAACACCATCAAACCCGTATTGGCGCGGGATTTTGTTTATCGGCAGTGGGAGGTCGAATGATTGCATTTTAGTAGGTAGAACCCAAAGCGGAAGCACAAAGAGCGGTTGTGGCAGCCGTGGTGGTTATGGAGGTGCTTAGCCACAAACTATGCGTTGCCGGAAGCACGAAGTTGATATATGCAGACTGTCCTTGGTATGAAGCCACGGTAGTTGAAGGTGTTACCGCCGTTACCAAAAGCTCATCCACCGGGAAAGCAGTTACGCCATCACACTCCCAAACAGTAACGGTCTGGGCTACTGTAGCAGCAGTGATGGAGGTTGAGCATCCCTTTATCAGAATCTTGTCCACTCGCACGCCGTTGGTCGTGGTCGGTACAATCTGAAAAATATTCGCTGCGCCCAAAGACGCAAAGGCTGTTGGTGCGCGAGTGGCGCAGGCCGTTACCGCAGAAAGAGACAGGTTATAGATTGCAGGGGCTTGGGGCTGAATTACACTGTTGGGAGTTACGGCCAAAATATTCTCCTAAATGGTTATGTTGAGCGGTTACAGACCGCCGACTAGGGTTATGCAGGTGTTCAATTGCACGATAGCCGCAGGCAAGTCCCTGCTAGTTATTATTTTCTTCTCAATCCCGTCCGAGGCCATGATGTACTGTCCATCCGTTTTTGGATAGAGCAACTGAGTTGTTGCTGCCGGAATGGAAGGTGTGCCTTGCTCGTTTTGTTGGAAGGTACTCATATCAGTGAATGATTACAAAGTCTCCGTTATTGACGATTGCGCCTACGTTGTTAAATGTTCTCGCACACAAAAACTGATACCCAACAGGGACGGTTAGCGTATCAGTAACCAGCGTGCTGTTCTGAATATATGTCCAAGGGCCGCTTGCGCCTGCTGCTGGTGTGCCATGAGTATGATCTTCCCTTGCGTAGTTAATCGAAATCCCAACAGAAGCCGTCTGGCTTGGTGTTGTTCCCGATACTACGGTTCCTGCTGGGTTCAGGAAAAACAGTGGAGGTGAAGCGTCATCTCCATCCTGCCCGTCGGCTCCCGGCGCTCCGTTTACGCCTATCGTGCCATTCGTTCCGGGGTTGCCCTGAGTGCCTTGTGCCCCCTGCGGCCCGACAATCGAGTATCCGTCTTGCCCATCTTCACCGTCAAGTGGGAAAACCGACACGCCGGGGATTCCCTGCACGCCCTGTATGCCCTGAGAACCCGGTATTCCCTGATTACCTTGCGGGCCGAACCATGCGTCCTCGCCATCTTGACCATCTGCGCCCGGGGTTCCATTCTGGCCGGCAGGGCCAGTCGGCCCGGTTCCGCCAGAAACATAGTAATCCAGCTTCCCGGTAAACGGGTTAAATTGAAATGGCATATCAGGTCTTGGCCACGTTGGTTATTACTGCCTTCGTTGCATCCACATAGTTGATCGTGACGGTGGCCACAAGCGTTCCTCCTACCCCTCCCGTATTGAACGTCCACACATCCTGCGTCGCCGACTGGCTCTGGGCGCAATAATCGAATATCGGTATGCTCAAGCCGGGTATCTTGGCCAGCGTTGCTTCTGTCGCCTGTCCAGTAGGGAAATTCGTTACCGTGACATTCCCCGCTCCCGCCCCGCCCGTCGCTTTTTCCCATGCCAGCGACGAAGTATTCCAGATCAGGTTCGCCCGGTAAGCCACATTCTCCGTGAAGTTCCACCCGGAAAAATCCGGGTTATTCAGGCTCCACGAACCGCGATCAGTGGCACTCATTTACTATCCCTGCATCACTTCCATAATATAACCTTCAAGCGTAATAATATCTCCGGCGGTAGCAGCATTCCCTGTCAGGGTAACGATCTGGGATACTGAGGTATCAACTGTTCCCGTAACGATTGCAGAAGTGGAAGAACCTGCCAGCGCAGGGGCGGTCAGGGCATATC